TTTGAATAATACAAAGTTGTTAGCAGCTTGTGTTACTAAACATCTTTCTGATAGGAAGTTAACTTCCATAGCATCTAGAGTTGAAGTAAACGCACCACCAGCAGAACCAGTCAACCAAGACTTCATACGTCTGTCGTCAGCTTGAGAAGCTCTATAACGAACATGTAAGAAAGGTCTACGGATGTTAGTTCCTAAGATTTGATCGTAAACTGTAGAAGTTCCAGCTGGTACTAATACACCTTCAATTGAATTTACTCCGTCGATAGCACCTCTTGTAGAAGCATCGTTTAAGTATTTCCAATCAGTTTTGTAGAAGTCATAAGAACCTCTTCTGAATCCAGAGAATCCAAGATTAAGAGCCATTTCTTCTGAGTTTTCGAATAAACCGAAAGCAGTACCACCAGCGAATCCACCAGAAATACCAGCTAACATGTCATCAAAATCAAGAGAAGTTTGTCTCTGTAAGAAAAGCATGTTTTCTTCAATAGCACCTTGAGTATCTAAGTTTTTAAGAATAGCGTCAAATTCATCTAGTCCATTAGCAGCAGTAAATCCAGACTGTACATTACCTCTTGTAGTAATAGCAGCAAAAAGACCTTCTGAACCTGGATTAACACCAGCAGTAGCAGCAACTTGGTTGTACTCAGCTTCTACCATAGACATTTCTAAATAATCTTCAAATCTTAATCTTGTTTCAGACTCAGCTTTTAAATACCATAGGTATCCAGAAGTTCCATCTTCAGTAGCAACTTCAACCCAACCGATTTGTGCCATATCAGAACCATTAACTACGTATTGGTTTCTTAGGATAATTGGTGAGTTAGAGTACTGAGTGAAACTTGGATCTACAGAAATTCTTGCTTGGTTAGCTCCACCAGCAGCAAAAGCACCGTCCATGCTTTGTCCTTTTTGATAGTCAGAACCATAAACAAAAATCTTTAATCCTGTAGCGCTTAAACCAATAGCAGGAGCTGCACCAAATAAATCAAGATCAGCAAATCCTTGAACGTTGATTACTTGAGCACCTAAAGCAGAACCAGCATAAGCACCAGAGTCAGTTACAATACCTTTAGCTTCTAGTCCCGTAGCAGGGTCAAGAATAACAATAGTATCATTAATAGAGATCACATTGTTTACGCCAGCAGGTAAAGTTAAGTCAGCAGTTGTTCCTGCAGCGTTAGCTCCAGCTACACCGTCGTATGCAATATGTAATCTGTTTTGCTCAGACCAAATTACTTGGTCAGATGTCATTGGCATTTCAGCGCCAACCATTCGCAAGAATCCAGATAACGTTCTGTTTCCATAACGCTCTACTTCTTGCTCATAAACTTCAGGTAAATACTGCTGAGCGAAAGTGTCTGTATCGCCTGCACCAGCACCACCATTAAATTGTAGGTAATTACTATTCAATAGCTCTTGATTTTGGCTAGGAATAATACTACCAAATTGAGGAATTAAACTCATGATTAATAGTTTTAATTAGTTAAATTTTCTTGTTTTAATTTTTAATTTCGTAGCATCAGCACCACTTATAGATTTAACTTTAAGACCATTTAGATACACTTCGCCCTGTGTAGAGCGTGCTTTAGAGTCGCTTAAATTTTTAGATTTATTAACAACATCTTTAACCGCATCTGCTTTGCCTTGTTCGTAAAAATGAGTGGCAATTCTATCTACATTTTCAGCAGCATAAATAGCTTTATGATAACCATGAGTATCGCTAACATTACCTTCTTTGTCAAGGAACTTCCCCACTAAGTTATTTATGTTGGATTGTTTTTCGGCTACTGCTTCAGCATTTTGAATATTATACTTAAATCGTTTATCACCAACTTTTATATCGAAACCTTCGAAGTTGTTAGTAAATAGATTTTTAGTGTTTTTTCTAAAATCATCATACTGTCGCGTTGCAATTTCTTGCTGCTTGTTATATCGGTTGAAAAAGTCTATAGCTTTTTGTTGGTCTTGATTTACGCTCGGTCTCAACTTGATTTCGTCGTAATATTTATTCTTCAAGTCCTCCAAATAGTTTTTGGCTTTTGCAACTTCTTCTTTGTACGCAATTTTTTTCTTGCGTATATCTTTTTGTTCGTCAAGATCTTCATCATATGAAAAATCTTCTAACAAAAGATCAATATCTTCATTTTCCAGGTAAGGTTTATTTTTCTTATAATATTCCCTTAACAATGCTTTATCATCAACGTTTGAATAATCAGCATTTAAACGGGTATAATCTTCTATTGTCCCACCTGTTTCTTTCATGAAGTTTACAAGTTTTTCTACATTTTCAGGTAGATCTACAATTGGTTGATCAATTGTTTTTACTTGTTCTTCAACTTCTTGTTTTACTTCTTCTTTTACTTCCTCTTCAACTACTTCTTTGATCGGAGAAAACCCTTCAGTAGTCTCGTTGGACTCTTGTACAGGTTCTCCCACCTCTGCGCTATCTCCGGATGGTTCTTCCACAGATATCTCCTTTGTTTCTCCGATTTGAACGGCATCTTCTTCTTGTTTTGGAATTATTACTTTTTTAACATCTGGTTCTAGTTCTACTAAAGGTTCTTTTGGATTAATATTAACTTTAGTAACTGAATCCTCTTGTTTTTTGTTTAATTGCTTTGGTTTAGTTTTTTTACCTTTTAAACTAAACTCACCTTCCTGCTTAACAGGTTCATTTGTTTTTTCTTCTGACATAATATAATATAATTAAATAATTAATAATACAGTTTAACTAACTGCTGGAAAAGGTTGTATTGTATTTTCATTTTCAAAGTTGATAGGGCCTGTTTCGTTTTTTCTTTGGCTTATCATTTCACTTTGTTGAGTTGCTTGTATTTTAGTTCTTTTGTCTTTTCTATCTTCTATCCTATTCTCTTTTTCTTGCATAGCTTGAACTTCCATTTGCTTTAACTGCATGTCGTAGTTAAATTGAGTTTGAAGTTTTTGTTGCTCTATTTGAGCAGCTATTTGCATTCTTTCAATTTCAAATTGACTTTTAGCTTTTTCATACTGTACATTAGCACCTGATATAGCTTCTTGCTTTTGAACTTCAGCCAATGCTGTTTGTTCTGCAGCTTGAGCTTGTGCTTGAGCTTGTGCTTGTATATTAGCTTGTTGATTAGCTTGATCACGCTCTGCTTTTTTCTTGCGTTTAACTTTAAGCATTTGATTAGCTAGCTTAAGATTTTTTATTTGTCTTAAATCTATAGCATCTTCTAAATCAATACCACCAGTTTTTAACGCAACTTGTATATTTTCTTCTAGCTTAGCTTCTTCTTCTTCGTCTGGTTCTAACTCTAAGAATATACCAAAATCATGTAAATTTAAATTGTTTATTTCTTGAAGTGTTCTAACGTTAAACGTAGATATAGAGTTTTCTAAAGCATTTTTAGTTAATGGAAACTCTAAAGCATCAGCTATTTTTAAAGATATATTTTCAGCTAGTTTTAAAGTTAAATACAAACTAGACTGTTTAATATGTCTTGTAGCTACATTAGATGCATTAGCTGCTAATTTTTGTAATCCAACTAAAGTTGTTTTATCTGGTGTGCTACCATCTCTAGCTTCGTTTAATCCCGTCACGTCGCGGATCATCTGTAAGTAATATTGATAAGTTTGAATTAAACTAGCTATTTTAGCATTACCACCACTACTTTGCAGTTCTTGAATAGGTACTTTACCGTGATTAAAATCACCGTCTTGAGTCATAGATCTACCTACGATACTACCAGTTTGAAAATACATATTTAATGCTTCAGCTGGGTTGTAATTTGTACCATTACCTAAGTCAACTTCTGCTAAACCGTCCATATCTAAATAAACACCGTCTGGCACCATACGTGATAACACTTGCTGTAGCTTTAAGTGCGTTAACTGAATCATGTCAGCAAAACCAATACACTTACTTACAAGCGACTCTATTCTACCTTTGTAAATTCTTGGAGCACAAATAGCATAATTCATTTCTACTTTTGTAGTATCAGAATAAGGTCTTGACATATTTTCAGCCAACTCCCATTTTAACATAGTATCTGTACCTAAAACTTTAGCTCCGCTATATAGAACTTCAATAGATCTTGAAACTCTTTCAAACATGTCGTTTTCAGGTGGATTAAAAGTATCTGGTTTTTCAATAGCTTTTAATAAACCTTGATCAGTCTGTTTTATTTTAAATACTTGATCATGATATGTTTTATAATCAAAATATAAAACTTGTACTGTATTTTCATCATAATCACCCCAGCCAGTTATATAAGATCTATTACCTGGCATAGCTTGTATTCTTTGTAATTCTTTATCAGTTATGTGAGGAAACTCTTTTTTAAGCTCTGGTATTGTAATAGCTTTTAATTCACCTACATAATATATATCTTCAAAGTTTGGATCTTCTGTATATGAATAAACCATATAAGCAGGATCAACATAATCTACAGTTACACCATTAGCTACATTAAAATTAGTTTTAGCTGCTGCGATACCACAAACTGCTAAATCCATGTTTAACCTTCTTCTAGTAAGATCATATTTGTTTTGAGCAAAAACAGATGATATAGCTTCTTCTTCAGCTATTTCTATAGACTGTTTGTAATTCAACTGCATGTGTAGTTCTAACTGCTCTTTATCCTCTGGTATTACATCAGGGCTTGGTGTTTGATATAAATCTATACCTAGTTTTTGTTTTAAAGAATCTAAATATTCTTTAGCAACCATATCTTCTTGTAACTTAGAGGCATATTGAGTTCTTTTCTTTACAGACTCAGGATCTTGAGCATATGCTTTTATATCATAACTTTTAGATGATATTCCATTTACTACAATATCTACAAACTTAGATAAAATAGGTACTGGTTTCCAGTCTAAATTTAAATAAGACAAATCACCGTTTATAGATAATTCATCTTTATATTTTTGTATACTTTGCTCACCTCTAGCATATCTACGTAACTCATGGAAGTTATTCCAATTAGTTAAATATCTATTACCATTAGTTCTACCTTGACTAAACCACTCTTGTTCTATTGCTTGAGCAACTTGAGAGCCATATTCCATGCTAGATTTCTCAGCAGTGCTTACAACCTGACTTGGAAACGGACTGTTAGTGTTAGTATATATATTCATTTAACTTATAATTTTTGAAGTAATTCCTTTATTATCGTATCTTTTAAAACCTAAATCTATAGATTTCATTTCTCTTTTAGCTTGCGGCATGTATCTATGTTTATTACAAGCCATTAAAGCTAAACCACTACTAATAGAGGCGTCATGTTTTGTTCTATTATTTATATTAAAAGTAGCCCAATCTTCTAGTGTTCGCTGAAAATACATATCACCATAACCATTTTCTTTTAAACCTACAAAATGCTCTATATATGTTTCTATAGCTGCAGCATGAGCTTGTTTTATATCTTCACTTGAATTAGGTATTCCACCTATTTCTCTTTCTGTTACAGATAGTTTATTTCTTTTTCTATCAGGTCTATTCATTGCAAAACCTCTATAACCTCTACGTTTAAAATGATATAAAAGTCTTGGTTTATTATTTTCAACCAATATTGGCATACCATAAAACACACAAGCCATAAGCACATCTTCAAAGAAAGTTTCAGCTGTTTGAGGTCTAGCTATATATTCTAAAAAGAAATGATTAGGTGGTACATCTAGCATACTAAACTTAGTTAAACCGTGTAATGATCCTTTTGATCCTCTACCATCAACAGTTCCAGATATATCGTACGGGTCACATCCAAAAGCACCTAAATGCTCATTGCCTGGATAATTAATACCGTTTTTAATATATCTAATATTTTGAAGTTCAACTGGTGGAACCCAAGTTATTTTAAATCTACCATTTTTATTAGGCATAAATATAACTCTAGTGTCTTGCTTAGCATCTTCCCATTGAAAATTACCAGTTGTTACAGCTAACTCATTTTTAGAATCTTCATTAAAATCTATCTGTTGATATATTTTAGTTAGATTAAATAAAGACTCTTTTGATTCATCTCTGAAAGCGTGTTTTTCAGTACGTGGAAACTGTCTGTAAAATTCATTTAAACCGTCTTGATCTTGTTTTAAACCTTCTACTTCGTTATTCCAATATTCTATTACACCTATTTTTATTTTTTCACCATGCGGTCCATCAACAGATTCTTTTGGCGTGTCGAAGACAGGTAAGCCATAAGAATCAATGTATCCTTCGTAATTCCATTCCATAGGTATGAACAAAGAATATAATCCGCTACGAGTCTGTCCGTTG